TGAGGTAGGGAACTAGGGAAAACAAGCATACGACCTGTCTTATAACCAATGATACACGAGGGATTCATACGCAACCCAGTGACTTGCATTGTGCTATTAGACCTTGTGTCGAGAAACTCGATGTCTCCTGAACGTAATTTGACCCCTGTCGCCATCGTTATCTCTTTAGGTGGAACCGTGTTATCTACATAGTAGACAGCACTGGCGTGGCAATTCGGGTGGTTGTGAACGGCAGCATAGCCGCGATCTTCGTAGACCATGGCCCATGCCTGTATACGCACGTTAACTACGTACTTGGACATGTCTGCTTTGTACACGTGAGAGGCGTATGATGTGAAGCCTTCACCAAACATCTTGTGTAACTCAAGTCCAGCATCTCCAGATGCCTGAAGGATATCATCCTTAGAGTGCCAAGTTCCTGCAGCATTAGACCTGTATAATCCTACAGGGTCCAGGGCTCGGTTACGCCATATCTCGTTCTTTAACTTTTCATTTAGTTCAGGGACATCCCAGTCCCTGGATATAATCTCAGTTGGGAAAACACTTTGTCCTCCCCATGTCGGTGCCGGTTGCACAGACTTATTATTAGACTTCGCCGGTGTCTTGCGGCTTGCCATTGTATTCTATAGTCCACCTTGGTGTTGTCGTGGGTTTAATTCATAAGTACTAACAGCAATACGCCCCATTACTTCGTTGCGATAGGCCACATCACTCTTGTACCGTGGGTCTCTCTGTGCCTGCATTTGCTCCTCGAAAGAAGAGAAGCCTTTAACAGATGGGTCTCCACCCTGGCCTTGGTTAACAGCACCGTTACGCTGGGCTGGTACCTTAGGGTCGGTAGGTGTATTTGGCTTATCAGTCGGACGCTCTACACCAGCGTGCTTGAACATCATAGTCACACCGTCTTCACGGGTAGCAGGGTCTAACAACAAGGCGTCAATCTGCTTGCGTATACTCATTGGCTTCTCAGCCAGAGCATCAAACACTTTGTCAAACTCATCTTGACCACCGGCTGCATCAATGATGTCATCGATTAAGTCCTGGGCCTGACCTTTGATTGCTTCCACGTAACCAGTGATTACGTGCCTAGGTACACCAATGTTTTCTAAGGCCGTGTAATCTTCAGGACTGATGTCACCATCTGAGGAAATCTTAGTACCCAGGGCATCCCAATCAAGACCGGCCTTGTTAGCTAGGTCTTCAGCCTCTGCTGTTTGGCTATGCTTTGGTGCTTTGGATTTATCCTTAGGCTCACCTTCGTCTTTGGTAGCAGACTGCTTGGCTTTGAACGCTTGCTCTTTACCAAAGTCTTCCCAGTTGAACTTACCATCCTTGTAATACTTATCGTAGGATGCTTGGTCGACACCTAAGGTTTCAGCCGTGTCTGTGTTGGGTTCGGGTGCTGCTAGTCGAGCCTTAGCTTCTTCCAGGGTTTCAGTCATGCTAATAGCAGTGACTCCTGGTGCAAGCGTGGGCATTGTTACGTCACCCTGGTCTTTGTTTTCGTCTGGCATTACTGCTTCCCCTCTCTATACAGTTGTACAGCTTCAGCCATGACACGGTCAGTCTCTCGGATTAACTCGTGTTGTTCTGGTGTAGCTGTACGATTCTTGATTGCTTTAATAGCATCATACCTAAGCTGTGAAGCATAGACGTTGTCTTCAGTAACTACCTTATCATGAGCATCCCACGGTAAGGTCATATCTTTATTAGCCATACTACCCTCCTCCTTGTTGCGCTCCAGCCGCACTTATTGCGGGGCCAACAGCTTTCTCAGCGAGTGCTGCTTGTTGAGCCTGTTGTTGCTCCTGCTGATACTGCTCTTCATCCTTGACTGAATCAGGGAACCCTAGTCCAACAAATATCTTGTCGAGTATAACGTCCATCTTGATTCGACCCAGACCTTCAGGACCAAACTGACTAGCAATCTGTGCCGCCTGAACACCACGTCCAACGTCACGCTCTCGAGACAGAGCCTCAAGACCTGTGAGAATTGTGGCTTCTAAATCTTCGTCCCCTACCTGAGGAAACTCTCCCTTGTCTTTCATGTCACTGATAAGGAGATTAGTTAACTTCTCTAGGTATTCGAGCGAGAGTGCAGAGAACGTACCACCTAGGGTGGACTCTAGTTCCTGAATGTCTCTCTCAATTTCTGCAGCGGTCACACGCTCAGCATCACGCTGTTGTGTGGACAGGAGTAAGAAAGCACGTGATATGCGTTCCTCTAACTTCTGTGAAATGTTAGCAGTGACACTAGCAGCAGCTTGATTAGCGAACTGCTTAAGTTCGACAGACTCAGGGTCTCCGACTACTGTATCACCATTGTTTATTCTTGAGATACGATTCTTAAGTCCCTGTGCTGTAGCACCAGGGCGAACCATAACGAAGTTCTTAGCAGACATGGTGCCTACCTCTAGTCCCTGCTTGGACATAGAGTCGTATGACCTTAGGTCACCACATACTTCTTCTACCTTGGAACGACCGTAGTCTTCCCCTGGAGTCTCAGCCCACCGTAAGAATAAGAACGGTAGTTTAGCTGGTGTGAACTCTGAAGTTTCACCAACGGCAGACCCACCTTCAGTTTCTTTGTGTACTGAGTAGGTGTTGGTGCTGTCTTTGTACTTAATCACAATGTAGATTATGACATCGTCATCAGTAGACTTACCATCACCAGAGAGGGTGTTGGCTGGTGTGGCTACACCATCGGGTAGTGCATCTCTATCCCAGTATTCTCGGATGATACACTCAAGGGTTAAACCCCGAAAGTCTCTGCGCCATACAAAGTTATCTAACCTGTGTAAACGTATAGTCTGGTCATCGAGGAACTCAGCAGTCAAGCTACCAGCACAGATAAGCTGTTGCATTACCTGGAGTGTAGACGCACGCCAGTTCGCTCGTTCTACTGCTGATTGAATCAACAGTTCACCCTTGCCTAAGGCCTGGTTTACCTTAGGTGGTACGTCGCTGTTCATCTCAAAGAGTTTCTTTGGAGGTAAACCCAGGCGTAAATGGGGTCGACCTGCAGGTACTAGGGCCATAGTAACACGGGATGCCATGGAGATAACCCCAGTTGCACCTAGGCTTTGGTATGGTTCATACAGGTGAGCCTTACCATCGTGTCCTTCTAAAGGTACGAGGCTCGGTACTGTAAGGAGTGCGTTGTGACGTGCTCGTTGAAGGAACTGTGCTCTGCCCGTAGACAGCTTGTCGTACCGTTCCTTAGCACCAGCCATTCGCTACTCCGTTATGTTGGGATACTTACGCCACTTCTAGTGGACGCACCTGTGCGACCGGAGACAAGTTTAGACCTACCCGAAGCACCAACAATGTTAATCTTCTTGTTGTCACCAGAACCAGGGCCTTTGTGCTCGTGTTCTGACTTAGGCACTGGAGCCTTGAGTTTAGCTTTAGGTTTAGGTTGAACTATAGGCTTAGAGGGTGCCGCCGAGAATATCTTAGCTACCTTAGACATTACGTAGCTACCGACACACCGGAGCGTGTACTGTCGTTACCGGCCCTGGACGTTACAAGCTTGGACCGACCACGTCTAGCTAAAATCTCATGCTTCTTCTTAGCTGCTTCACTAAGTTCCTGGTCTCTGTTTGGGTCAATAGACGTGGTCTGTTCTTCAGGTTCAGCTAGAGGTTCAGCTACGGCTTCGGGCTCTTGACCCCCACCGAATATATCCATGATAAAACCCATCGTTTGCAACCTCATTTAAATCTAATATGTTTATGAACTCCCCAGTCCTCTTAAACCCAAGTCTACACATAATGTCACGCAACTCAGGGTCTGTATGTATTGCCAGTATGTATCTGGCGTCAGTCTCACTTAGGTACTTAAACCCCTGAGATAGAACCCGTCTGGTTAACCACCGTCGCTTCCAATCAGGATGTACACACAGGTGCAACTCTAAGATAGGCTCTAACTCAGAGGCTACATGTGTTAACCATATGTAACCAACTGGTGTATCACCCTTGGTCACTTCCATCAGGAGTGTAGAAAGGGTCAGCAATCGTTCCAGCCACGTGTAGGGATGCCACGCTTTTATGTTCTTCGCCATCAGCATCGAAGATTCTTTCGAAAGGGCTGGTAGGTTTATCTTCTTCAGGTTCAGCATCAACCAAATCCTTGTTACGTTCAGTCTCCGATTGCCACACCTGTAGGTAGTTTAGCAGGGCTCGTTGTCCCGCCACGAAAGCTTTGGAGCGAACCTTAGCGTCATCCATACCTGCCCAATACGATTGAGTAAACCTACGTTGTTCGTCGGCATACTCCGTCAGTTTGATGTCGGTATCTAGAACATCAAGTAAATCTACGGTATACCTGGGTATTGGGTCGAAGTCGTCGTCATGTTCAGTCATAGTGCCTCCTCGTAAGTCATTGTTTAGACTGACCTTTATGCGTTACTGTGGGTTTACCCAGTAGTGTTGGCCTAAGTCCTTGATTATTAAGGATAAACTGGAAGTCAAGCCAGGCGTAAAAACAGAGGCACACCGAAGTGTACTTCTGTTCTCACAATATCTAACCCTCACAACTCCTTTCGCCGGTATCAGCATCTATGTAGCATGCTGTTGGTTCATCGTCGTCAGCCTTAGCCTCCAGTAACCCAAAGCGTTTACCACCAGGGTTAAACGTAGTGCATCCCTTAGCGTCGCCCTTCCATGCTTTCATGTAGATATCCTTAAAGTCGTCCCACTCCATGTTGGGATCTACGTTACAGGTCTTAGAGCAGGCGCTGTCGACAAGCGATTGCGCTACCAGGAGTACACCTAAGTGGTCCTCAGCAGAACACTCAGTAGCTACCTTACCCTTGATACCCCACTTGTTCAGGGCATAGTCTTCAACGGATACGTTCCTCGGTCCCTCCTCAGTCTGAACAATGCGGTCGTACTTAAGTGCAAACACGGGCTCGATACCTGAGGACACGTTGTCGGCGCTGATACTGATTGTACCGGTGGGTGCTATAGATAGTAGGTGACTGTTGCGTATTCCCCACTCATCTATGCTGTCTCGTATAGTCTGCGGTAGAGTCAAAGCAAAACCAGAGTTCAAGAATGAATTGGTAAACAGAGGGAACGGCCCCTTCTCTCTTGCTAAATCTACAGAAGCAGAGTAACAGTTATTCCTAAGTAACGTAAGGACACCTGTCTCGAACCTGAGGAAATCTTCAGACCCGTAGGCGTACCCGAGAGACTCACCGGCATTGGCAAGACCCGTGACCCCAAGGCCCATACGACGTTTGCTAATAGCTTCAGTCTCTTGCGCCTTAAGCGGATACTTAGCTCTGTCAACCACGTTATCCATCGCACGTACCACGTGAGGTATATCCGCAGACAGTAGCGCGTAGTTGAAGTGCGACGGTGTTCCATCTTGGTTCTCCGTTATGTACTTGGTTAGGTTAAATGACCCGAGTAAGCATGCACCATAAGGCGGTAACGGTTGTTCACCACAGGGGTTTGTCGCCGCTATGTTCTCGCAGTACCACAGATTGTTGAAGGCATTGATTCTATCTATGAAG